AGAAATAAAATCAAAAGGACTTCTATGCGAAAAAGTTAATTGCCTATTTTTTAAAACAAAGTTCGAACCGGTTTTTTGAAGAATTTTTGACAATTCTTCGTTGTTTTTCTCTTCGTACGCTTCACTTATGGAATTACAAGTGTTTATGACATCTTTTGAGAGTTCGAACCACCCGCATTGCCCGTCCTCGATTTTCTCAAGTTTTTGTTCTAATTCTACTTTTCTTTCAATAAATTCCTGTTTTTTTTCTTTATATTCTTCTTCTGTTATTATGCCCGGCAAATAACTATCGAGAAGTTTGCTCATCATGATTTTTATTTTCTCTAATTCTTCTTTCTTTTGAGTCTTCAGCTTCTCTAATTTATTTTCTTCTTTATTAAGCAAATCATTGTAATAATCAAAAATCTTATTTTTTGTCGCGTCATTTATCCAGATTTTTGAAAGAGAAAATAAAATCTGATTGGCAAGCTCTTTTTGTTCGATGAATTTTTGAGAACATTTCCCTTTTCTTTTAGTACAGTGGTAATAAATATATTTATCTTTTTGCTTTTCAGCGGTTATCGAAGCTCCGCATTCACCACACTTCATATAACCTCTGAAAGGAAAAGTATATTTCTTTTTTCTTGTAGGGCTTGAGCGTTCCTTCATAACTCTCTGACATTTATCAAAAAGCTGTTTGCTCATCAACGGTACATGAGCGCCCTCGTATAATTCTCCTTTAAATTTAAACACACCATAATAAAAAGGATTTTTGAGAATGTCAGGGATTACACTTTTTACCAAATCCTTTTCTCTTTTGCCTTTAAGACCCATCTTTTTCGCGGCTTCACTTAGGTCACCGTATGAGTAGTTCCCGGTTGAATACAATTCAAACAGTTTTTTGACAAGTGGTGCTTTTTCCTCGTCTAAAATAATCGTATGAGTTCTAAGATCATTAAGATAACCGACTGGAGCCCAGCCCGGATATTCTCCTCGAAGGACTTTCTCCTTCATTCCTCGTTTAACATTTTCGGAAAGATTATCGATGTAATATTTAGACTGACCGAAAGCTATAGATAGCATGAATTTTCCATAAGCGTTATTTTGAAAAGTAAACGTAGAAAATTTTAAATCTTTTATCGCTCCTGTATCGACGAGATAAATTATTCTTCCTCCATCGATAGAATTTCTTGCGAGTCTATCAGGGTGCCATGAAATAATTCCGCTTGCTTCTCCTTTTTCTATTAAAGAAAGCATTTCGTTAAAAATTTCCCTTCCCGGTTCTTTTGCTGTTTTAGATTCGATGAATTCTTTGATTACGTTTATATTTTCTCTTTCCGCAAGACTACGAAGTTCCCGAAGTTGTGAATCGATTGAAAGAATTTGCCTGTCTTCCTCGTCTGTTGATTTCCGAGCGTATATGAAAAATTTGGTCATTAATTTTATCTTATGGATAACTAAAACATTGTCAAGGAAGAAAATCTTTAGAAACAGATAAAGAAATAGAGATTATTACATTTATGGCTATTAATTATTTTTCATATAAACTCTTATAATTATAGACATTCTCTACTACGGACTCCATTAATTTTGGAAGCCTTTTATTAAAAGTTCTTTTTTTAGTCTCTGTAGAAAGCCTATAATCAAAGCTCACTTCAAAGGAGATTTTTTTATTATCTTTTAAAGTCTTGTATACGTCATCCCAGCTGGAACCTTTTGGGATTCTTATGCTAATTAACAGATATCCGCTTTTAGAATTTTTATCCATAGAAAATTTATTTTCGGGTGTCCCTCTTTTCCATTTTTCTTCAAATACTCTATTAGAGAGAGAAAACTCTATACTTGAGATTTTCTTAGGCTTAATGTTAAAATTTGAAAAACTTATTTCATAATTATCAATTGCCCTATTAGTAAAGTTAATAGGCAAAAAGAATTTTGGGTAGTTTGGAGGTTTTGTAACATCAGTAAAGTATATATCATCAATTAAAATTGTAATCTTTAAAGGGCTTTTATTTCTAATGAGGTTTTCGAACCAACGAACTAAATACATAAGTACTATCGTCGTTATAGCAGTTATTAAAGAAATTTTAAATATTTCCCACATTTTGTCAGAGGTTGGAATACACTACAGATACACTTTTAAGTAACCTCTTCTAAATATTCAAAATCATCGTTGGTTGTAAATAGATTTTTTTGTTTCGTGGTAAGTTTACTTAAAGCAACATTTATTGCCACTTCTGATTTATCAATACCTATCCAATATCTGCCCAATTCTTGAGCAGCCTTTAGGGTAGTTCCGGAACCACAAAAACAATCTAAAACAATACTATCTGGATCAGAAGAAGCTTCAATAATTAACTTAAGCAATTCGTAATTTTTTTCGGTTGGATATGAAGGATATTGTAAGTCTTTAAATTCTAGAATATCTTGAACTTTTTTCCCGTCTCTTTCGTCTGCATAAATTTTCTTTCTAGGGACTCCGTTTTTTGACCATTCAACTAATCCCTGGCTGTCTAATTCTTCCAAAACTTCAGGGGGGCTTCTCCAATGTCTTCCTTTTGGAGGTGGCATACCCCTCCAAGGTTGTCCCGTTGCGCCATTGGCTGTTTCTCCAGGGGCGTGTAATGGAATGGTCGTATATCTGCGACCATCTTCATCTGTTTTCCTAAATAATCTTTCAATATCTTCTTTTGTTAATGGAGCTTTTGGGTCATTCCAGATATGGTTACCCGATTTAGAATAAAATAAAATCATATCTTTTATATTTCCAAACGATTTCCTTGCAAAATTCTTAGGATTACACTTTATTCTTGTTAAATCATTTAGAAAGTTCTTTTCGCCAAATACTTCATCCATTAGAATCTTAATGTAATGTCCGATTTTATAATCTATATGAAAATATATTGAACCCCTATCAGACAATAATTCTCTCAATAAAATCAATCTCTCCCTGATAAATTCTAAATATCCCGGTCCGACAAGAGAATCATCGTAAGCAACATTATCTTCTTTGCTATGGCTAATTGTGTTTGCCTTATCTTTGCTCATTCTAAAAGTGTTGTTTGTAGAAAATGGAGGGTCAATATATACTAAATCGATTTTGCTTTTTAAGTCATTAACTTTTAAAAGATATTTTAAAATCTCTAAATTTTCTCCTTTAATCAATTTCGATTTACTTGCAGAATTACCTTTAACAGATTTTAACTTACAATCTTTAATTTTAGTTAAAATTTTTTTCTCGGGTTTTTTATCTTTATACGTTAAAAACATATTTTTATTCTTTCTATAACGAATACAAAAATTCTCTAAGAACCAAAGCACTCATTATATTATATTCTTTATAAATTGACGTAATACTTTTGTACATTTTATTATTTCCTTTAATATATAAAACTCCGTCAAGGATAGCGACAACTACTGCTTTTATTTTTTTGTCTTTTATAGTGCTCATTGCATCTTCAAATTGGGCATTTTGGTGGCCTCCGAAATCGGTTAGAAATTTAGCTTCACCAAGGACGTATTTACCATTAAATTTACCTATAAAATCTAACCCTTTATTTTTAGTATATCCTAAATTTTCTTTAGCATATATCATCATTTCTTTGTCGCTACCATCTAAAATTGCGTTTTCTCGAGAAGAGTCAAACTGTTCAAGTTTTAATACGGGAGCTCCTAAAGTTTCTCTTAGAATCCACCTCTTAAATAAAGGGCCTATTTGTCTATTAGTTTCTTTCGGTGCGGTGCATCTCTCATAAATTTTATCAAGCCCTAATTCGTTTAACCTTCCATATAATCTATTAACTGTATTTGGATTTCTTTTGATTGCCGAAGGGTCCCTTTTTAAATATGCAACATAAGAATCTTTAATTGGGAATAAATCTAAAGACAAAAGCAATTTCAACAATTCGAGTTTATCCTTTCGATTGAAAGCTTTTTCTATTGCCTCCCAAGTTTGCTGGTCTATATCTCTTATCCCTTCCGGTATTGTAGGGTATATTTTAAACAATTCGTCTAGGTAATTTCTCTGGTTCGCATACTGTATACTTAACTCCATCCAATGATTCATTTAAAATACCTCCCTAATTGTATAATTATAATATTTTTTTATTGTATTACAAGATATATGTATTTCATCATAAAAATCAAGGGTAATACAAAATAAAAAACCGGTTCGATTTTTCTTTAAGAAAAACGCCGCTGAAAGCGGCGACTTTGTTTTAAAAAATAGGCAATTAACTTTTTCGCATAGAAGTCCTTTTGATTTTATTTCTTTAAATAATTGTATTTCAAATGTTTATTTTAAAAAAGAGAGCCCCTTTTCGGGTCGTTGTGTGGGGTCTTTTGACAACCTTTTTTCTGAAAATTCCAAAATTTGTTTGGAATGGCTGTCTATCGCGAACCATGTTCGAAGGTGGGCGGAAAAACAAGTCGCTTGATTTTCAATCTTTACTCCATCCCCCCACCCATCCGGCTTGCCGCCCGCAGAACAGAACCGGCTTCGCCCTCGCTATCGCTCGGACACGAGCCTTAGACTGGCTTCAACAGCAAGCAGAAGATGTCTTGACCCCACCCCAGCAGTCACAGTCGGTCGGCTTCAGCCCCTTCGGGTCTTCCGCAAC